TAGGAGCACCAAAGCTAGACTTATCATAGTTTGGATATCCTTCAACCTTACGCTGGCGAAGATAAAAATCTGCACCGTTCCACATGTTGAATGGATCGATTGGAATGGTTTCACCAATACCATCATCAACTGGATTTGTAAGCTCACTCAACATATTAAAGATCTTCTTGCCATAACGATATAGTAAAACCTTACCGTTATTCTCTGGATTACCAGTATCCTTAATAACTAGAATATTAGAAACAAAATGTTCCTTGCGCTTCTGCTTACGAGCCTGCTTACGCTGTGGAGAATCATCATTATCAGATTCTCTCCAAAGACGGCTATTATATTCTCCGCAAGGATCCTTTTGACCTAGAGTTGATAGAGAATTTTCAATGTACCACTTTCCAGAGGGACCCTGAAAACCATGGTTCCAATATCGAACAAAGGGTATATCTTCGTCTTCGGGTGCGGGGAGGAAACGAATGATTGCAGAGCCATTTCCCTGTGCATCCACAGTTAGCTTCCAATAATTACCATCGTCCTTATTATTCGAATCTCCTGCAGAATTAATCTTCTTAACCTGTTCGATTAGCTTATTGATTGAATCCTGACTTGATGCTTTTAGTTTAGAAAAATCTACCATATTATATTTCCTTTTTATGTTTAATAGTGTGTCTTAGTGTGTTTCAAATTGTTTCACTTAATCATAATAACTTCTTACTTATATCACATATTGTCGGTGATGTCAAGTCTCCTTATAATTTCTATTGATTAGGAAGAGTGACTGTTCTCTCATGTATCGTTCTAACATTGTAGATACCTTTCTAATTTCATTAGTGGCGTCAACATCGAATGTATAACCAAAGGCATTTAATGTATGAACCCAATATTCAATTGGCTGGCAATTCACATGATTATGGCCGGGTTGGTTAGGTAATGCATGAGTCATAAGAACATACTTACAATTGTCCCATGTTGAAATAAAGTTCCTCATGTATTGTTCATCAACATGCTCAACAAATTCACATGTATATGCCAGATCATAATTCTTATCTAGAATATATGGCCCTGTTGTATAATCATGGATAATAATGTCGTTAAATTCTCTATCAACAACAAAGTCTCCATCAATTCCAATCGCATCTAGTCCCTTAGACCTTGCCATTTGAACCATGCCACCTAGACCACAACCGACATCTACCATGGACTTAATATTATATTTTTGAATCAGAAAGTCTAGTCCACCTTCTTCATAATGCTGCATAGACTCATGTCCGCCAAGATGTAAGGGAAGTCCACCTTCACCAGTAATATTCAGTTTAAATGTCATAAACCCATTTCTCCTTCATAATATTTCTCATAACATCTTTGTCAAATCTGACAAAGGGTTTGTATTTTTTAATTTTTCTTGCATATTCTGGATATACTATAGTATCCTTTATATTATTATCCCAATATGGAAAAAAGTCTAGAATAGAATCTAATATAACTATAGTCTCTGCAGATACAATATTGCACATGTACAAATCAAGTAATTTAGGATATCCTCCCTTAACTTTAATACATGTGTCTAAATCATATTCTATATTATCTAATTCATTACGGAAATTATACGCCAATGCATTTTTTCTGCCATACCATTCCAAATAAATCTTATTATAGGAATCTTCATCAACCAAATTACCTATCCACGTTTCAGTATCTCTGATAAAATTTGCAATTAAAAATCCTTTTGGATCTTTCTTGTTTGCTAATTTTGAAAAGCTATATTTGTCGTTTCTAGTTTCAAATGATTCTTTAGAGACTTTAAGTTTACCATTATATTGGATAAAATCATATTTGTCTGTGGTAAAGTGTCTTTTCAAAGCAAGGTATAACACATATGCTTGATATGGTGTCATACAGGAAGATGGCTGGTCTTTGGAAGATAATTAAGGCTCTCCGCTTCAAGTTGAATAGACCCCTTGAGATTTTGATTACTCTTGATTGCTTTGCCGAGAGCCTCAATATCGACATTATTATCTTCGCAATATAAAACAATAGCATCAATCATTGATATATCATGTTTCCATACTAGATCTTCAATCGCGTCCAAAACTTCAAATGAAACTTCCATGATTATCCCTTATAAAATATATGACCCGCAATTTGGGCAACTTTCTTGTAATGCCATGGGTTCTTTATGTATGTGGCATGATAAAATAAAGCCCCATTAGACACATCAACATCCTTACCATAATACACATTACGAGCAATGTCAATAGATTCTGCATATACTTCAGGGTATTTAATTTTACCTCTAGTTCTCATCCATGAGAACTGGTAACTTTTGCCGATTTTCTGTCCAACTACTGCACATGGAGTAGATCCAAATCGATTGGGTTGTTTTGTTCTATTCATTACTACTTGAGCTACCGCAATCTTACCTTTTGTTGGCTGGTTGGCTGCTTCATAATAAATGTTATCTGCCAGACATTTAACTTGTTTATCTAGTGTTTCTGCTCTGGCAACTGAAACAAACACTAAACTTAAAATAAAACCAATTACTGCTTTCCTAAGCATAACTCTTCTCTTGATGTAACGAAAGCCCAATTCAGAAGACTATAATAGCATATCTCAATGCATATCATCTGAATCAATATGAGAAGATAAACGAGGTATCTTCAACATCCATTCTCCTCCTACTGAGAATGCCTTAATCGTTATTGTTTCGTCGGTGATACCTAAGTATCGCTCTCTAGCCATAACAGACCTGAAGCTTTTGTAGAAGTCAAAAGGGTTAACTAGCCCTCGCATATTTTATTTATGTTTATAAAAACCTAAGAATAGAATTTTCTGAGATAGAAACCGTTCCATCTTTTCTTGGTCTACCACGTTTTTGTTTGATTGTCAATGGTTCTTTTTGTTGAATTGGTTTGATTCCTGAAGTTCCTGCTAGTAGCAGAACAATAGCCAAAGGATCAAATACAATCACAATAAAAATAATAACAAACCGAACTGCTTCATCAAAATGATCTGATGCAGACTTGCCATAGACCATCTCTGCAATATACTTCAGAGGACCCACTTCAGCTTGCCCTTTTTGACTAGCTGCTTTATATGGTAAGAGTTTAACATTGAGCGATTCGATTTGTCCAGCCGACTGATAAATCTCATCATTGAGAACTTTACGTTCTCGTTCCTGTTTGTGGCGAATGAAATTAGAATCTTTCGGATCCGCCGCCACAACCAAGTTATCGAGAGCATCCAGAGAAGTTTGAGCATTCTTAAGTTTCCTTTGTTCTAGATCGATCTGGTCTTGTAGTGGCTGAATCTGTAGTTGGGATAACTGAATGTTATCACTAGTTGCTAGATGCGCTCTGGAGAGATACCCAAAAGTTCCCATTGATGTCAATAAGATCAGAAAAACTGTAGCGACCACTAGATATGCTCTAATAAGCTTGGAACATTTGTTCCAGTTGTGTTGAAGCCATGCTGCTGAGACCACCTTACTAAATTCCAGAGCAGATGCCATGATCATCACAGCAACGCTGGCCCCAGAGAACAACATTGCCATGCCCGTAATAGAGAAATAAGCAGACACGCAAGATAGGGACAAAGCGGCGACTATAGCCAAATGGCTGCTGGTAATATTGGATGGTTTAATCATTCTCTACCTATATCAGGCCGACACAGTTTCGTCAATGATAAAATAATCTTCATAATATAAAATCCAAAATCATACTAAACTTAGAATAACACTGGTTGGACTCGAACCAACGCTAGGGCAACCATAAAGGATTCGATACCAACTTCTCATTAGGCCAACAGTGTTAATCAAAGTGGTGGAATACACTTGCGTCCAGATTTCCCAGAACTATTTCTGGCTGATCAACGCCAGTCCACCCTCGGTTGAATATCATTTACTGGGTACTACCATATCCGTTTAAGGTCAATCTGTATATCGTAGACCTCCTAGAGTAAACCTTTCATCGGTTGCGCCGAACATCCCATATAATGGCGGTTCTCATCTAGGATGATGACTCCCTCGGTAGTTAGGGTCTTGCGATCTTCTGCACGGACCCAGTAAATTACTTATACAAGAATTGTTTTATGTTGACAACATAATATCAAATTATTTTGGTATATATCTTTCTAATACCTGAATATTAGATTTCTCTGGGTTAAAATATTTACAGAATATGTCTAAGACAACTTGAGGATCATATGGTTTACACGAAAAAATATCCACAAATGCTGCATTTTGATCTTTGGGACAAAAATGAAAAGTTACATTAGAATCCTGAAGTAATTGGAACCCACTCCAACCAATCTTTTTAGGGTCATTAGTTGTACACCATATCACATGAAGATCGCCAATTTTGATCATCTCAATAGTATCAAGAAGTTCATCTATAAACTTTTGAAACGTTTTTGTGCAATTGATCGATATTGGATCACAACCAACTGCGTCAATTGCAGACAAAATTCCCCATGGTTCCATTTTAGTTCCTTAAAATCTAGATAAAGATATTATTTATATTAATCTTCGTCTAGATCATACAGGGCATCAATATCCTTAGATCGGATAGCATTAGTCATTCTCTTATTTCGACGATGTTGTCGTCGTTCTTGAATGTCTTCACGATAGTTATAATCTTCAACTCGATCAAACTTATTACGATTGTAATCATTTTCCGACTTAGCCATTATTAGCCACCGACGCCTTCGTTGTTCATATATACTCCTTATATATTAGTTTTATTGGTGTGTCAAGTAAATTTAAACTTGTGTTCCGCCATCTGACATAACATCTTCTCCTTCTTCACCATTCTCTGATGAGCCAGTTGTCTCCGCATGGGCGTTCCGAATGTGCATTGCCAGAGGGCCGGGTGAGTATAGACCATCCTCTCTTGAGGACTTGCACCCAAACGGACATGGAACCAACTTCCCCTTTGGGGGCACGTTTCCCTCTTCTGCTGGCCTATCTGGCAGCAAACCGGGAAAAGTATTCTTGACGAGATCATAGGTAATGCCCTTATATGGCATCTGCTTATCCTTGATAGCAATCATAAGCTCTGCATCATCTGGATCTAGAACTTCAAGAAACTGAACAAACATAGTTTCTCGCTTTAGTTGATTGATATTTGGTGAAAGTCCTTCAATGAAAAAGTGTAGCTTTCTAGCTTCTCGGTAAAAAGATCCCTGAAGATCAAGGCGCTTTTCCATCTTATTGAATGGAGGACGACCCTCTGGTAGTTGAAACTTTACTTCTGGATGAAAGCATGAATGAAGGACTTGAATAATTGCTGGAGTTCCTGCACAAGTAGATAGTGCATTCTGCCTCTCATTGATATCCTTAATCTTTGAAATTTGTTCTAGGATCTCTGCGACCCCTAAAGTAGTAGACATTAAATAGATTCCTTATATTGCATCAATTCACGAACGATTAAAGCATACTTAGTAAGTGGATCTTGTTCCCACCTAATCGAACCAAAGTTATTAGTTTTAGGTTGTACATTATATATATTTTTGTGAGGATATAAAAGACTATAGAGTTTAGATGCTAAAAACTTTTCTTCCATAGAAATCATCAAAAGTCTCCTATATCTGCCATAAGATGCTTCATTTTATGTTTCACAAAAAACCCAAATAGTTTTGATCTATCTCCAAATTCCTGAGATTCATATGCCTCAAGAATCTGAGCCTGAATATAATCAGGAATCTCGTTAAAGTCGATCAAAGTTTTATTCCGAAGATAATTTCGATATACATCTTCAGGCATAGCTTTTGGATCATAACTAATTTCTTGTAGTCTTTTTGCTGTGATCGGCTTCTGACGAATGCCCATTACAAAAGAATTGTCAGGAGAAAGACAGTTAGGGATCCCATCTCCGGAATCCCCCTTGATGATGTGTTCCATCAGATATTGCTCTGGATAAGAACAATTAATCTCTTTCTTCATAATCGGACTGTATTGAGTAACCCGATGATATGACTGAAGCTGCATATAATCCTTATCTGAAGATGCAATAAGAATGCCTTCAGCATGATAATGCTTAGTTAGAACTGCAATAATATCATCAGCTTCAGCATGAGGAACCTGAATTACCTTATACGGAAAGTTTTCCCGAAGCTCTTCTTTAAACTTGTCTAGACAGACAAATACTGCATTCCAATCAACTTCAGAATCTTCACGAGACTTCTTTCGATGTGCCTTATAATAAGGAAAGGATTCCTTACGCCAGTAATTCTTATCATCACAGGCAATTACAACTTTACCATACTCCTTATACTTAACTTTAAGTGCTCTAATTGAATTAAGAAGAGTATGGCGTAGCAGATCTTCTTCAATCACAACATTCTTAGATCCGTTGGCAAATAATGAAGAAATTAGAAATTGGCTTAGATCAATAAGAATCATTTATTATCTCCAATAATGTCAACATCGTTTGCCGGTAAAATTTCTTCCTTATTACCTAGAGCGAAATGATATCCACCATCTTCAGTTTCATGAACTTCAATGCCCTGAGAATCAAAAAAATCCTGAGCAGCATCTTGAAAAGTATGCCAATGTCAAGCAC